ATTATGAGTAAAACACTATGTATATATGATCGTCAGGTAGCCTGTTGTATATTTGGGGGGTGGGGGGTCTATTAATACTGGGGATTTCCCTCTATTAAGGTGGGGTCTAGGTCTGTGCTTTAGGTACGCTGTGGCTGTCTGTGATCTTCGTGGTGATCGTCTATTGATCTGTCTAGTGATTGCCCTCTGACTCTCTCAACAATGCTTCTATCTTCTCCTCTATCTCATGCTCAATGTCGTCACTGGTTCTGCTCTCTTTAATCTCTAGGGTGTCGCTGAATAGGTTCACTGTCTTACCCAACAACTCTAATGCTCTGACTCTCGTGCTGTCACTGTCTGCTTCCTTAGACTCTCTCATAAGCTGTTCAAGAACATAGCTTCTCGTTCGAGTAGTCGAAGCCACTGCATTGGTCTCTAAGCGTTTCAATCCATTAGCTATAGTTAGGCTAACATTAGGGTTTGCCATGAGCCTACTGCAATCCACATGAGCGTGTTTAGGTATCTTCCCTGCCTTGGTTAGAGCGACATCATAGACTTGCATATAACATTCGATCTGACTTCCCAACTTGCCCTTGATGATGAGATCACAAAAGGCTCTCTGTTTCATGGTCAACTTGGTCTTATCTTTTACCAGTTTGAGGTTTGGTTTTTCGTCTGAGGTTTTGTCTTTATCCATGAGAAATATTATCTACCAGTTAGCAAGATTTGGTAATGCTCACATTGTGCAATCTATTATGATTAGATGATGATGATTTAATTGATGCAATTTTCTACCAGTTATATATACTGTCCTTAGACCAAACGGATTATGTCTTTAAAAGATTCGCTACCTACCCAACGAAAGGGTTCTGAAAAGAGTAAAGGTAAAGGTTCTAGGATGACTGGTAAAGATAACCATTAAGTGAGAAGCCAGTGACAATCGCCTTAAATGTACTAGATGTTGAGAGGGCAGACTCCAAGGGGAGCAAGGCTACGAAAGTTTAAACAAGACAACTAAATCCCAAGGGGAATAAATTGCATTGACCTATTGAGTTAGGTTCGAGTGAAAGATTAAAGAAATGTTTGTTGCGAGTGAGATCAATACTTTATTTTGAAACCTTGGGGGCAGTCCTCCAACTGTCTCTGAATTAACAGACTGATGAGAATCCTATTATGGGGTTCAAGAAACAGACCTTGGAGGGTCTTAATTATGAAAAAAGAAAAATTAAATGTAGTGATCGTTAAAGATAAAACTGGTGTGAATCCTAGAGGACATCATATTTATTTTGATGCTATTGCACTAGGTGGTGGTTTCCTAACTATGCAGTGCAATGACATAAGACTTGCAAAGAAAAAAGCTACTGCATGGTTGAATTGGAAAGTTTGCCAAGGTGAGCCAGTAAATGGCTACTGGGAAAAAACTGACTATTTAACTTATTTTTGGAGAGTCGAAACCAACTGATGAGCAACACTGAAAGGTGGCGAAAACAGATAGCAATTTGCTGTCTGTTCTTGGTAATTACTGGTAAATAATATTTATTGGTAATTGAAATTAACTTGAATCATTACAAAAAAGATGGAGGTCTTTATTATGAAACCAAGTCAAGCATTACTGTCGATTAAGGCAGTTTTAAAAGGGTCTAATACTCCTTTCCTTTTAGGAGGAACAGGTATTGGAAAAAGTGCAATTGTTCGAGCATATGTCGATGACATTGCTGAGGATAGGAAGGTGGTCGTGGATAAAATTAATCCTACTCAAAAAGAGTTTGGGTTTATTGATTTCAGACTGTCGTTGTATGAGTCTGTTGATCTAGGTGGTTTACCTTATATCAACGATGCGAATGAACAGAAGAGAGCCTTTTTGGGTAATCTTCCAGTGAGTGGCGAGGGTATTTTATTCTTCGATGAATATGCCCAAGCACATAATTCGATACAGGCTATTTGTGGGCAATTGCTGTATGAGGGAAGAATAGGAGACTATTCATTGCCTAAAGGTTGGAAAGTTATTTGTGCTGGTAATAGGGCAACTGATCGTGCTGGAAGTAATAAACTTCCTAGCCATGTTGTTGGTCGTTGTACCATGATCGATTTCGAGCATAGCACTGATGACTGGTTAGCATGGGCAAGTAAGAATGATATCTGTTCTGACATCTTGGGATTTATAAGTTTTCAGCCCGAATTGTTGAATGACTTTGACCCCAAGATAACAACTCCTCAGCCTAGTCCAAGATCATGGGCAAGGTTAAGCGATACTCTCAAAATTGACCCTCCAAAAGAAGTTTTGCAATTGATTGTGCAAGGCGATATTGGAGAGAGAGCATCGATTGAGTTTATGTCATTCTTATCTCTGAAAAATGATGTTCCCAACTTGCAAGATATTTGTGAGGGCAAGGATGTCGAGGTTGTTGATAGTGGTGGTCTCTGCTATGCAACTGTCTGTGCATTAGTGACTGTTCTTAAAGAAGTAAGCGATGATAAATTGCATGACTACTTTGCTAATGCCCTTGATTACATTGAGAAATTTCCTACACCAGAATTTGGAATTTTCTTCGTAAGATCGCTTGTTGGAACAAGGGATGATGTGGTGGATTCTGCAAGATATGGAGAATTTAAAATCAAGAATCAAGACTTAGAAGTCTAGGTCTGAGTGAGGGCAGAATTTATATTTACTGGTTAAATATATTTTCTGCTCTGCTGTCATGAGTTTTTTTTACTCATCTGAGGAGATCAATTAAGATCGAAACAGCAATTTCTAATAAAGAATGGAGGTTCTTATTATGGAAAAATTAACTAATACTCTGTCTGAAAATGCAGTGTTGGTTCGCATGACTGCGAAGCATCCTAGTGGTATCAGAACAGATAAAGCGTTAAAGCGTAATCTTGCAATAGAGACTGAGGTTTCTAGTGAGAGATTACTAGGTGTTTCTAAGCACATTTATGGCGAGGATATTAACAAATATTTTCGATCAATCTTAAATGAGTTTAGAAATAGTTTTTACTATCCGATGACTTTGCCTTGGGCAGATAATTCTACTGATTGGGATAACAAGGTTGTTAGTGGGTGGCGTTTATGCCCTAACTCTCAACTGGAATCATTGCAAAATGCAGTGGATGAAGCCAAGCAAAAATGGGATAAAGAGGTAGATGGATTTTTAAAAGGCTATCCACAAAAAATGGAACGAGCCAAAATAAATCTTGGTAAAGCATTCAATGAATGTGACTATCCTACTTTCGATGAACTTAGATCAAAATTTAGGTTCGATTTCGAGATATCTACTGTTCCCCAATATGGCTCTGACATTCGTCTGAATGTATCAGAGAAGTTAAGGTCGAAGATAGAAAATGATGTGAAGAATAGACTCAACAATAATATCAAGAATGTCTTGAAAACTACTGTTGATGCTGTTCTTGAACAGACTGATCACTTAGCGAAAAAATTGAGAGAATATGACCCTAAGCAGAAACAAAAAGGTTTCTTTAATGCTTCCAGTTTTAAAGCACTGGAAAAATTAACTGGGTCTTTACCAAATATCAATTCTGATATTTTAGGTAATGATCAAGATATCGCTGATGCTCATCAAAAATTGGTTGGCGTTGTTGCAACTTTCAATGGTTATAACAATGGCATTGACTCTCTGAGAGAGGATGATGCTTTAGCTGATCAAAAGAGAAAAGACTTAGCTGATAAGTTAGAAGAGTCTGCTGATTCTCTAAAAGGTGGATTCCTAGGAAGAGCCTTTGGAGGGAAAAAAGATGACTAATTTAGCAACTGTAAATGAGTCACAATTGGCTCATGACTACATAGTTAAGGCGAGAGCAAAATTAATGAAAGGTAATGTTGGCATGGCTTCCATGCTCTTACACCTTGATTTAATTGAGGTCGATAAGTCTAAGTGCGACACAATGGCAACTGATGGGAAAGTAATTTATTACTTTCCTCCTTTTGTCTTGGGTCTAAGCGAAGCTGAACTTCAAGGCGTTTTGGTTCATGAAGCATTTCATGTGGTTTATGAACATCCTCTGCGAAGGGGAAAGCGACATCCTAAAGTTTGGAATATAGCGTGTGATTATGTAATCAATGCCTACATATACTGGGATTTAAAAATGGAACTTCCTATGGGTGGTTTACTAGATCATAAGTATAAAGGCATGACTGCTGAAAAGGTTTATTCAATCTTGGTAAAAGACGAGGAAGCCTTGGAAGATGCAATTAATCAGATTAATCAACAAAAACCTAATGGAGAAAACTCTGACGAAGAGCAAGATGCTCAAAGTCAAGGTCAAGGTGGCGATGAAGAGTCTGATGAAGAGGGTACAAGTGACTCTCAATCTGAAGCTGATGAAATTTCAGATACCAGTCAAGGAAATATTTCTGAGACTGGAACTGGAACAGATTGGGATGAACTACCCTCTGCAATTGGCGAGGTTTGGGATGCTACTAACGATGAGGGAAAGCCTTTAAATGATGCAGAAATGCAAGAATTAAAAGGCGAGATTCAACGAGCAATTTCTTTAGCTGATAAGTTAGAGGTTGCTATGAGTAGCACTGGTTCATCTAATGGTCTTGGCTCTGCTGATGCGAATCAAGAAGTAAAAGTGGATTGGAGAGATCAACTTAATGATCTTTTACAGTCCTCTGTTGCTGATGACATTACTTGGGCAAGACCTAATAGGAGACATCAATTTAGAGGTATTAATTTACCTAGTAAAGCGAAGTCTCCACAAGGTGGTGAACTAGCCATTGTGATTGAGACCAGTGGGTCTGTTTCTCAATATGAATTAGATATGTTCGCAACTGAGATACAGGCTATGGCTGAGGATTGTGGTCTTGATAAGATTAGAGTCTGCTATTGCGACACTGTGGTTCGTAAGAATCAACAAGGCGAGTGGTGGGATATCTATGAGTTAGATCAAGGCGAGGACATTCAGCTAACTGTTCGTGGAGGAGGTGGAACTTTATTTGACCCTCCTTTTAACTTGTTCAATGACTTTTCAGATGATGTAGACGAGGTACAAGCCATTGTCTATTTCACTGATGGTTGGGGAGAAGTTAGCGAAGAGGTCGAGCCTAATGTTCCAGTCTTTTGGGCAGTCACTGAGAAAAGCAGTTATTCAGAAAACCTAGCCTTTGGCGAGGTTGTGTATGTTGATACTGCTGACTTCTATCACTAGAAGCGATTTAAGAGGGGGGTATTTTGGGGGTCACTAGACCCTTGACCCTCCTCTTATTTGTTCTCTATGGCAATCTCACGAAGCCAATTTTGGCAATTTCTGTCTGAAAATGTGTATTTTCACTGATGATGACTCAAAAGAGTCGAAACAGAAACTTAACTTAACTGACCTTGGAGGGTCGAAATTATCATGGAAGAATTAATAATTAAGCAGACTTGTTTTTACAAAGTAAAAGTAAATTCTGATGATCTGAAAAAAGATAGAGTATTAGAAAATATTAATACTCATCCTGTAGAACTTTGTAAAAATTCAGAACTACTGGATATTATTACTGTTGTTAAGGAGAACTGAGCAACTGGGTGGCGAGAAATATATTACTGGTAAATAATATTTTTCTTGCTACCTCTGTTCACTGGTGTGTGCCAGTGCTGATGATTCCAAAAGGATGAAACAGAAACTTAAACTTATTCAATTACTTTGGAGGTAAATTATGAATAAAGAACGAGATAAAGTCTTTTCAGAAATGGAAAGCAAGTATGGGATTGATATGAAAGGTAAAACTCCTATTGGATATTTGCCAAGTATCATGAGCAAGGCTGATTGGTTGTTAGTCTCATGTTTTTTGAAATACCCTAATGGTGTTCCAAAAGATAGAGAGGTAAAATCATGAGTGCTAGTAATCGCAATCTTAAAAACCTTTTGACTAATCCATCATGCCAATTAGATAACGAACTTGATTATGACATTGAAAATCATATGAAATTTTGTTGGTTCGATACTGATGCATATAGATTTCACAAAGACGATAACAAGGGTTATGTCTTTGGAATTTTATCTTGGTATGGTCAATATAACGATGTAGATATTGTTATAGATTACTATAATGATGATGGTTCAGATATTTCTTGGCAGTGGTTCAAAACTGAGCAAGAGAGAGATGAAGCATTTGATGATATGGAGGTGAATGTATAGACGATTGGGTTTAATCCTAAAATAAATAAGGCGATAGCTACTTTAATTAGTGGCTATCGCCTTTTTTTTTGGCTCAAAATAAGGTGATCTACGAGCTGTAAAATCACCTGAAGGCATAAATATTTACTGGTATATAGAATTTACTGGGTTTGCGTGGGGGGGGTATGTGTGCGTGTTCATCTCCTGATTAAAAAATATATTTGACCAGTATTCGGCTGTGGATAACTCTGTGGATAAAGTGTGGATAAGTCTTGCAATTTGCAATCACCTGATATATATTGATTGACATAAGGTTGCTGAAAAAAGTGGATAAGCATTAAAGTATAAATCCAGTTTGTTTGAGATTGAGGATATTAGGTTATCGGTAGATTAGAAAACATATGAACAACGCCTTTCCAATCACTTCATAAGAGTGAGACCTCCAAGTCTATAAGTTAGATGGGAAAGGGTAGATAGCAATATCTACCCTTTTTTTTTGGCAGTGAGTGATAGTCCATTGGTATTAGTGTTTGTATTACCTATAGCTGTGTTTTGTGTAGCAGTAGTTTTTCCCAGACTGGTAAATAATATTTTTTAGCAGGATACACCACTATCCTGTGTTCCATGTGGAACAGCTTTCAATTTGATTGCATTTCACTTAGAATATAGAGATGTTTGCAGTTATTAGACACACTTATAAATTAGATATTCCTGAACCAAATAATCCTAACAGTACCAAGAGCAGTGCTAAATGGAAACACTTGGTATGGATATTTGATACTGAACTAGAAGCTTTGGCTTTTGCCATTACATTATTGGATGACCCATTGATTACTTCTAATAGATGGCTTATCAAATCAGCCATACACCAACTTGAAAAAGATAGATACTATCAAGTAGGCAGAGAAAGTGTTGCCATTGCAGAAGTACAGGATGCTCCTGAGATTGTCTTTACTGACGATAATATTGAAAATGCATTAGATGAAATAATAGAGGAAAAAAATCATGAAGAGCCTATTCATTAGATGTTCTGAGGAAACTTACGAACTAGCACACGCTTTAGCTAAAAAAGAAAGCAGATCACTTAACAAACAAATCATCCATATGATTCACAATGAAGCAGATGTCAAGGGTGTGGTTGTTGAAAAGAAACCTGAGCCTGAGAAAACTGTAGAGGTTAAGACTGGTTTACAAGGCTTTGTTGGAACAGCGACACAGGGTTTTGCTGACTAATATACCAATAGTTTTGTAGTGCATTAGCACATTCTTGTACCACCATTATCTCTAAGGCATTTACTTTTCTAGGGTTGTTGACCATTAGTTTCCAAAACATTTGTTCTTTCTTTGTTCCCACTTCTTCTTTGATTGTGCGTTGAACTCCTATCAAAATCACGCCACGAGGCTCGTGTCCGTAATTTCCCTGACTGGTTAAATATATTTTATCCAGAGCTGGAGTCTGGACAAAACTTCCTGACTTACTTATCAAACCAAGATACTTATCGCATACATGATGTTGTTGCGTATCAAGATCATCATTGAGAAAAAGCACATCTATGAGGTGTTGATCAAGCACTATGGCTCGACCAACTTTTGTTTTAGAGAACTGCTTGATTGCAACTTTGTGTTGCTTATGCAAGTATGCACTGCCAATATCATTGACATGGATTTCTTCTTTAGAACTCCCAATCGTAGTCATCTTGTAAGACTTCTTCTTCTGCATATCTATTGCTCAAAGGGTCAAAAGTTAGAGCAGTCATGCCTGTTTTACCACACCATGCCCACCTTTGCTTCCAACAATGTATCTCTACATTACTTTCCCCACGATAAACTGTCAATCCTGTATCACATTTAGAGAACCAAGCATTACTTCCACTGATATCATTACCAGTACATACATTCTTCTTGCCATCCCTGACAAAAGGCTTTGTTGGATGAGCAATGAAGAAACAAAGTACATCAAACTTCTTGCAGAACAACTGAACTTTAGTAAGCATTTCAGAGATAGCATCAGTGACTAAACCTTGATGATCTGAATGTATAAAGTTAAAAGGGTCAATAACAAGTATCTTTACCCCATATCTCATGACTGCATCTGCTCCCTTTTCTAATACCCTTTCAATCGTAGGCATCCCTCCATCCTGATAATCTTGAAATAGAAAATGTTCATTGATGAAGTGTTGGGCAAAGTCCTTTTCTTCTTGCGACATCCTAGCGTTCTGCCCTTGGAAAAATGGTTTACCAGTAAAACATTGTGCCAACTGGATAGCATGAAGCGTTGGGGGTTTTTCAAAAGAGCAGTAGTTTGTTTTCCATCCATAATTCTTGGCTACATTCACACATAACTGATCAACAAAGGCTGACTTACCATCTGAGGGATAGCCTGTAATGACTGCAAGATAGCCAGTTTGTAGATTAAATAGATGATCTACTTGAGGAAAACCAGTGCTTACACCTTTAGGATATCCCTGTTCATACAAAGTTTGGAACTCATTGTCATAGAAGTCTATGTTATTAAGTCCATGTAAAGGAACTGGTTGTGCATTTAATACTTGATGTCTTACAGTTTCTGCATTTGTTTCTATCAATAGATCATTTGCATCTTTGTTTCCAAGGTAATCTACCTTATAACACCTAGCCTTGTTAAGTCTCCTTGACAACTCCTGAGCCAAAGCATCCCCACTTTCATCCATATCAGTGGCAAGAATAATCCTTTCAACATCCTCGAACTTTGCTCTCTCACTCCAAACATACTTGAATCTGCCCTCTTCATTGGGGTCAACTTTCTTATCATCTGCTACTTTGTTTGGTGCTCCATTGGGAACTGAGTAAACTGTTATGTTGCTGTGATTCTTAAAGGCTTCTTTGATTGCAAGGGTGTCCATCTCTCCCTCTGTAATAACAATCGTTGATTCAACTGTTGGCAAATCATCCTTAAAAGTTTGCTTACCCCATAGCTTGACTGCGTTGTTATCCCACCAAAAATCTTTCTTGCCATTTGCTGTTCTCCATTTGACTGCGATAGTGTTAGAGCCATCGTAAAAAGAAAAACCTATGACTGGTAAATTATTTTTTTCTGCCAACACGCATCCTGAATCTTCTGCAACCTCCTGACTTATTCCTCGTGCCAATAACCATTGAGCCGTCTTATCTGTCTTGCTGTCTTTGGGTAGATTGATTGGCTTGTTTGGTTTCTTTGGGGGTGTTTTGACGACTGACATTTTGACTCCTTGTGTCCTTGGAAATGCACCATTGATTCCACAATGATGGCAATTATAAACTATGGTTTCTGAATTAATATTGACACTTAGTGGGGTGTCTCTTTTGTTTTTACTTCTGTTGTTTTGGCAACTAGGACAAGTGATTTTGTATTGACCATGACCTAGATTACTTGTTTTGTGATTGTGATTAATGTGACTCTTGATGTCACTTACCTCTTGACTTTGCATACGACCTCCATCATATTACTCGTTATACTAACTACTTTAGTAGTCACTTATTAAAATACCTACTAGGTATATATACCTACTAAGAAACTCTTTTTACCCACACAGCATCAATCTCTTTAGCCATATCATTGGCTAATTTCTTTCTTGATAACAGGGGATAAGCACTTAAACTTCCAACTGCTCCTCTAACCATATCTGCATCTATATGATTGCGTTTTGCTAGTTTTTTAAAGTCATCTGATATAAAATAAGAGAGTGCCTTACTCGAAATATCAATGTCTTTGCTTCCACAATCTCTGACTGCTTGTTTAATAACTAGGAGATCAAGTTTTGTTTCAGCGTTTAAATTCATCCCCAAATATTAATTCATTCTTACTAACTAATCAAGTGTTCACTTGCTTATAAACTTTTTATCATCAACTCTATTGAAAAAATTATTTATGTCTATATACTAAGAGACTATGACAAAATTTAACAAAGAAAAGGGGTCTGTCACAATACAATTGGATGCTAATGTTTGGAACATTCTAAACACTGTCCATGAGCAAACAGGCATAAACAAATCAACTCAAGTAGAGAATCTAATAAAGGATGAGGTCAAGAACACTGACTCTATTCTTGCTCATTGCGAGGATGAGTTAGAGAGAATCGCTACTGAAAAAATAGAAGAAGCTGAAAGGCTTTTAAAGATAGTAGATCAAACTAAGGCTCAAAGAAAACAACTTGAGCCATACAAAACTGCTATCAGTCCAACACCTAAACCAAAGATCAAGAGAGCAAGTACAAATGCTTTAGTCTTTACTCAAGACTCTGTTGATGGTCTAAGACCACAGGATAAAGATGTTTGGTTTCATGACATTCAAACTAAAGGATTGGCGATACGATCTAAAAAAGATGGTATGACTTATTACTCTCGTGCAAAGAATGAGAAGCTATCTAGATACACTTTAAAAGTTAAGATAGCTGATACTAGATACATGACCTTAGAAAAAGCTAAAGAGGTTCATGCAAAGAATATTAAAACTATTTTAGAGGATGGCATCAATCCTAATAAAGTAGTACCTGATCTCAAGAACAAAGGCAGACATAAGAATGTAGCTATTAAAGAAACAGAAACTAAAGAAGCATCTGCTACTGATTGGAAACTTTACAGTAGCATTAGATATAACAGTGGTTTAGGTTTACAAATACTAGCTAGTCTGTTGAATAAAAATCCTGATATGAAAGCTACTTGTTTAAGCAACTATAAAAATGGTAGCTACAGGATTAGAGGAGAGAGAATACTTGATATGTTTGAAACAGATAGCATGAGCATCTTTGAGATATCAAGAAAAGAAATGATTACAGATGGCAGAGGTCAACATGGTGTAAGACACATGAGCCTACAAAATACAGTGCTTCAAGTATGCAAAGCCATTTACCATCATGGATGTGAAAAAGATAAAGCAGTGGTGTTTGCAAAATGAGACCCAGATTACAAAAAATATTATTTACCAGTCAGGCGGAATCATGAAATCTTGGGATGATGTTGATATCGAGACTATCAATTTCTACAAAAACAAGTTTTGTGTTTCGTTTGTCAACGAGGATTTTATTGATCAAGGTGTGACCAAGATTGTAGAAGCCTTTGAAGATTACGATGAAGCACGAAGATTCAGCAAGGAGAAAGAACTAGAGGGAGTCTATTGTGGCTTTGCTTCTACTAAAGACTTTCCTGATGAAGCTATTGCTGTTTGGCTTAATGTAAACAAAGACTCACTATTACCAACAACGAGGAGGAACTAATGGAGTTTGAGATTAAGAAAGGCATACCCTTGCCTAGATCAAAGGGCAAACCAAGAAAGTATGACTTACCTTTAGAGGACTTAGAGGTGGATGACAACATACACATACCAATACCCAAAACTAAGATTGCTCAAGAACAAAAGATCATAAGGAACTTTGTCTTACGCTTTACTTACAAGAACCCCAATAAGAAGTTTACTGTTAGACAGTTATCTGATGGCATAGGTATATGGAGAATCAAGTAATGGAAGCACAGATTAAACTCACTAAGACAATGCTAGATAAAGCAATCATAGATGCTAATAACAGTGTAAGAGAGTTTGTTAAAACTTATGGTGTTGACTTTACAAAGATGAAGTCAGGCGATAGAGCCACATTAGAAGCTAAGTTTGTTGATGGCACTGAGACTGTTATCAATTTATATAGAACCAACAATGCTAGAGGAGATAGAAGAATATCTATCAAGGGCATCAAGGCTCAAGCTGATGTTGGTAATGTTGTATCTATTAGAAAGAAAGGCAAAGGAATACAAATTGAAATACACTAACAATCAAAACATCCCTGAAGAAATAATCAGGGCAGTGCATAACGATAGCTACTCTAAAGGTGCTTCTACTATGTCAGTCACTGGTTTACTTGCTCCTCCTCGCATTAGACTACTTAAAGAGGAACATGACTCTGAGATCAGTGTGGATGTCTCTAACGAGATTTGGAAGCTATTAGGTCAAAGTGTTCACACTATCCTTGAGAGAGCCAATGAGGGCAACGAGGACACCATTACAGAGGAAAGGATGTTTGCTAAGGTCAATGGTTGGACTATCAGTGGTCAGACAGATTCAATCTCATTAGGCACTAACACTTTAAAAGATTACAAAGTCACCTCTGTTTGGTCTGTAATCTCTGCAATGAAAGATGGGAAGATAGAGTGGGAGCAACAGCTTAATTGCTACGATTGGTTGCTTCGTCAGAACTATCCTGAAATTTCTATTGACCAGTTAAATATTATTACGATCAATCGAGACTGGAGCAAAAACCAAATGCTGAGAAGTGGAGATGATTATCCCAAAGCACCAGTCAGTGTCATTCCTATTACCAAATGGAGTGAAGAAGAACAAGAAGAGTTTATTAAACAACGAGTTTCAATCCATCAAGATGCAGAAGCTGATTATCTAATCAGTAAGACATTGCCTTTGTGCAGTGATGCTGAGGTGTGGAGAAGAAAGGATGCTTATCGAGTTATGAAAAAGGGTAGGAAATCTGCTCTGCGTGTTTTAGATACGCAAGAATTAGCTGATGAGTTTGTAGATGGTCACGATGACAAGAAGATTCTAAACATAGAATTTCTCAAGGGAGAAGCTATTCGATGTAAAGACTATTGTGATGTGGCTGAATTTTGTGATCAATATAAAAGGGAGAACTTATGAGTGATACAAAAACAGACTATGGATATGGTTATAACGATACCAATTCTATAGCGATCATATGGTCAATCGAAGATGTCAAAGAGATTAGACCTGATCTAGATGATGAAGCGTGTATGGATGTTTTGGGTTATGTACAAAACAAACATGATGCGACTATTGGTGTGAGTTGGGAAACTTTAGAAATACATTCTGAGTATTTATTTCCACAAGAGATAAGAAGAAGTAATGACTGATAGAGAAATAATAGAAGAATTGGTATTGATGCTAACTACTGATTATGCTGATTTATTAAAATCAGAAGAAGATATTATCGAACAACGATTACAGAAACTAGGTCTATAAGGAGAACGAAGATGAATGAAGAAGTAATGGATAAAAAACTAAATACTGAGGAGGTATAAAATGGCTGAGAAAAAACTAACCTATAAAGATGTGTGGGAAACACTATCCAAAGTGGATGTGTCAAAACACACTGAGGAGAAAATGAAACTAACTTATTTAAGTTGGTCAAGGATGTGGATGCTTCTATGTGAGCATTATCCACAAGCACAATATGAGTTTGTCGATTTCGATGGAGTGCCTTACAAGACTCTTCCTGATGGCACTGCTGAGGTTGTGACTAGAATTATGATTGATGACTTGGTAAGAGAGATGAGATTACCAGTAATGGACTATAAGAATAATCCAGTGGTCAATCCTCATGCTAGGCAAGTATCAGATAATGCGATGCGATGCTTGGTTAAATGTGTGGCGATGTTTGGATTAGGCATATCAGTCTTTACTGGTATGGCTGATGAGACTTTGCCTGATGAATCTATAGATGAACAGCCTAAAGGCAAGAAAACACCATCCAAGAAAGCTGAACCTGTAAAGGAAGAAGTTGTTGAGGAAGATGCTATGGGGTCTAAAGGTTGGGCAGATGCTTTTGTTCAAGGTTTCAGAGATACTTTGGCTCTTTACAGCACTAGAGAACAAGTTGTCGATGCATACAAAAGCAACAGCGAAGCAGTAGGAACTCTTAAAGATAAGTTTCCTAAGCATAAGGAAGCCTTAGATGTGGCTATTCAAGAATTTATAAGTAAATTACCAAAGGAGGTAAACGATGACTGAGGAAAGGATGCAGAGTGATGGAGCAATCTTCACTAATAACTATAAAGACAACGAGAAACAGCCTGATTGGACAGGCAAGGTTGTCTTGGATAAGAACTTACTCAAGGCTTTAGTTGAGAAAGTAAAGAGTGGGCAAGAAGCAGAGATGCGTGTTGCTCTTTGGGATAGACAGTCTAAGAATGGCAACGATTACAAGTATGCTCGACTAGACATTCCACAGCCACAGAAGAAACCTGATGACTTTGTGGCAGACCCAAGACCAGTAGAGCCTGTAAACAAACCTGAGATTAGTGATGACGATATCCCTTTCTGAGGTGAAAACCTTGCATGGCAAAGAGTTGATACAGGAGATAGAAAATTCTATTGACCAGTATATATTTTTTGAGCTAATGAAAAACTACTCGGAATTGATCGAGCAGTTGAAACCAATCGTAGAGGGAAGTGGGTCAACCCCACATTCTCTCTTGATGGACTATATGTTTTTCAAGATAGAAGAACAGAGAGATGAATACCATAAAAACAAATTGGGGGTGTGACATGGAAGAATTTCATTATGACGATAACGAAACTTACGAAGCTAATTTCAGCACATGGTTTAGCATGAATACTCAAGAGAGAAGATTGCACAATGAAGAACCATACACTGAACAGATTGCCAAACGAGTATTCAACGAGATGCATGG